TTTCAAGCATAAGACGGCATACGCGCTTTTTGTCTGTGACTGGAGTTCAGACGTGTGCTCTTCCGATCTGCCGCGCCCTTATTGCATTGTAAACCGCTCTAATCCGCTGTATAAAGCCACGTGCCGCACGTTCTCACGTTCGCTAGTACCATTGCATTAATAAAATTATCGTGGCGGGTGGGCTCTTGTATGCGCTTGTAGGGGGTGGGGGTAATTCAATTATGAAAACGCTGTCTAGTATACAACCAGTGAACAAATCCCTAGTGTTTTAAAACTATTGCAAAGGGCTTAATGGGGGCTTATCCTCACGCTTTAACCGCTGGAGAAGGCATGACAGGTGTTCGTAAGACAAAAAATGGCTTAGGTAGGGGAAACTCTAAATCCCTAGGGCAGAATACAGGTATCTTGGAGTCTATGGCTGGGGTTGATTTCGTGCCTGCTCTTAACGCGGCTCAGGAGGCTGTGGACGCTCAGGAAGCTCCGTATTTAGGGGGGGTGTCTTTGAGTCCTACCGTGAAAATGGAATTTGATCTTGACCAGATTGAATATATGGCGAGGCAGCACTGCTCGTTTAAGGAGATTGCTCAGTTCTATCGCTGCTCTGAAGCTACCATTCAGCTAAGGTACAAGGAGGATGCAGATTTTCGCGCTGCGATGGATAAGGGTCGATTCCATACCGTAGAGATTATTCGCAGAAAGCAGATAGAGTCAGCGACTGATGGTAATACTCAAATGCTTATGTGGCTTGGTAAACAGATGTTAGGGCAGACTGAAAAAGCTGATGTTGATAAGATGTCACGCGCCCAACCTATTAATATTCAAATCAACGCCCCTGTCTCTATTGAATCTGATAAGATTGATCCTATTGATTTAACGCCAGACGATTATTCTGCAAATGATTAAGGTTTACTATTGGCTAATTTAAACCCAACCCAGCCTCAATATGATTACATTAATTCTACAGCTAAATTCCCTGCTATGGTTGCAGGTTTTGGTGCTGGAAAGACTGAGGCGGCTGTACAGCGGTGTATTATCGGGAAATTGAGAAACCCTACTACCAATCGCGGGTTTTATGAGCCTACCTACGATTTGATCAGAATGATTGCTTGGCCTCGATTTGAGCAAATGCTCTCGGAACTAGGTGTACCCTACCAACTTCATAAATCCCCAATGAATTATATCGACTTGGGTGCTTATGGGAAAATCATATTCCGATCGATGGATAATATTGCTCGGATCATTGGTTATTCACACGCTGATGCTGACATTGATGAGCTTGATACGCTAAAAACGGAAGATGCTGCGTCTGCTTTTCGTGCCATTACCGCTCGTAATCGTGAAATCAAAGAAAATGGCGAACCTAATACCATCGGTGTAACAACGACTCCAGAGGGTTTTCGATTTGTCTATCAAACTTGGAAGAAAAATCCAGCCAAAGGCTTTGAGTTAATACAAGCACCAACCACCTCAAACCCACATCTTCCTCCCGACTATGTTGAAAACCTTAAAAACATCTACCCAGCTAACCAATTAGCGGCTTATTTACGGGGGGAGTTTGTCAACCTTACCCAAGGTACAGTCTATGATGTGTATGATCGAGAGAAACACGACAGCAAAGAAGAAGTCACTGCTTTTGACACTCTTACCATCGGAATGGATTTTAACGTAACAAATATGAGTGCTGTGGTTTATGTGAAAAGGGGGGAGACTTATCATGCAGTCAATGAATTTCACAAGATTTATGACACCCCCTCTATGATTTCCCACTTGCAGGAGAAATATCCACATAACCAAATATCTGTTTATCCAGATGCCTCTGGCGCGGCACGAAAAACAGTCAACGCCTCAATATCTGACATTGCTTTACTCGAACAGGCTAAATTTAATGTCTGTGCGACAAGACGAAACCCATTTATTAAAGATCGTGTAATGGCGACTAACGCTGCATTTTCTAATGGACGATTGAGAATAAACCAGGATGCTTGTCCAGAATTAGCCTCTTGCCTTGAACAACTGACTTATGATAAGAATGGTTTACCAGACAAATCAATGGATATTGACCATTTGCCAGATGCGGCAACTTATCCTGTGGCGTTTATAATGCCAATCCTTAAACCAATAGCGGCAATGCCGTTTAGATTCGTGGTGTAAAAATGCCAATAGATACGCAACATTCAGAGTACAAAAAACATTTATCCGATTGGGAGATGGTAAAAGATTGCTGCGAGGGGCAAAGTTCTGTAAAAAATAAAAAAGACAAGTATCTGCGCCCAATGAGTCAAGTATCTACCTCTGATCCCAGATATTTAAGCTATATTGCTAGGGCAAACTTTGTAAACTTCACTGGTAGAACAAAAGAAGGGTTAACAGGGGCTGTTTTTAGAGAAGATCCAGAGATAGAGCTGCCTACAGAGTGCGAATATCTACTGGAAAATGCTGATGGAGCAGGAGAAACCTTAATTTCACTGGCAAAAGATGTAACTGGTGAGGTTGTTGGTCGCGGTAGGCACGTTCTTTTAGTTGATTACCCACCACTTGAGGCTAATTTAACTGCTGAACAGATACAAAATCTCAGCCCACAAGCCACAATTAACCGATATAACTGCGAATCCCTGATTAATTGGCGAGTAGACAAGGTAAACGGCCAAAAAATATTAGGATTGGCCGTTTTAAAGGAAACCTACAACGCAAGTTCTGATGAATTTGAGTTTGACGCAGAAACTCAGTATCGAGTCTTACGATTAACCAATGGCGTTTATTCTCAACAAGTCTATCGAGATAACAAACCTTTTGAGCAAGAAATCATACCCTTAAAGGCTGATGGCACACCTTTTTCAATCATGCCAATGTTTATTATTGGCGCTGAAAACAATGATAGTGAAGTAGATACGCCTCCCTTGGCCGATATTGCCCACTTAAATATCGGACACTACCGAAATTCTGCGGATCTTGAGGAAAATTGCTTTGTTCACGGTCAATTAACACTAGGCGTTTCATCATCTATGTCCCACGATCAATTTGAAGCAGCAAATCCTAATGGGATTGTTGTAGGGGCGATGGCGGGTCACTTTTTAGGCGAGGGCGGCAGTTTTTCTGTTGTTCAGGCTGAGAAAAACCAATTAGCTGATCATTTGATGGAAAGAAAAGAGTCTCAAATGAGAAAATTGGGCGCTAGAATGATTTCAGAAGGGGGTAGTGTTAAAACTGCCACGCAATCGTTAATCGAGCAAGCTGGTGAGACTTCAATACTCACAACTATTGCCGATAACGTAAGTGAAGGCATACAACAGTGTATAAACTGGTGTGGAGAGTTTATGGGCGCTGCATCAGATGCACTATTTAAGCTAAATACAGAGTTTTTTGACGATACTAACGATCCGCAAATGCTTATGGCTGCAATGCAGTTGAATGAGGGCGGTGTTATTGCCAAAAGCGATATGCAAAACCTTGCTAGAGATCAAGGCGTGATTAAGGACGGCAGAACCAACGAAGATATAGATGCCGAGCTAATAGTAGAGTTAAAAGAAAGGCTAAAACGCAGAGCAATTATTGCAGGAAGAAACGTGGCTGATGAAGATGAAGGCGAAGAATCTGAAGAAAATTTAGAAGAATCTTTGACTACTGAAGATTAGTTTGGTATATAACAAATTGTCACTGGGTGACACACTAATATAACTTGGGGTTATATATGGCTATTGAATACACTTTAGATAAAGATGCTTTTACTTCACTGGATGAGTCTGTTCAGGGTTTGTACAAGCAAGATGGTGATAATTTCGTTCTTTCGGTATCAGGGATGCCAGAGCAAGAGGACACCAGTGGTTTAAAAAGAAAAGTAGAAGAGTTGTTAGGCGAGAAAAAAACCGCTCAACAAAAAGCAAAGGAAGCTGAAGAGGCCGCTGTTGCTGCTGCTATTGAAAAGGCCAAGTCAGATCAAGATTACAAATCTTTGTATGAAAGCTCTGAGGCTGAAAGGCAGAAGTCAGAAAGTGCGTTTTCTGACCTAAAAAATCAAATTACGAAAAGTAATATTGATAACAAGGCTACTGAATTAGCCTCAACTTTAACAACTGACGCTGGTCGCCAGAAGTTATTGAAAGAACAATTTTCCAATCGACTCGTTATGGTCGATGGAGAGTTAAAAGTGAGTGACGGTGCTGGTAATGCAACCGTTTCATCACTTCAAGATTTGACGACATCCGTCAAAAAGGAATATCCTTTTTTGGTAGATGGTTCAAAAGCTACTGGGGGTAGCGCAAGCGGAAATACGAGCGGGGCTGGTGATTCCAAAACTATGAGTCGTGCAGACTTTGATGGGCTTGACCACATAAGTAGGGCTAAGTTTATGAAAGATGGCGGCAAACTTACTGATTAATTTTGGAGTTTTAAAAAATGGGTACTGTAAACGTATTAAGTTCAATCGTTCAAGATATTTACAAAGCTGCTGACATCGTAGGTCGTGAGCAATCAGGCTTTGTTACTGGCGCAACTATCAACTCTGGTGCTGATGGCGCTGCTTATGGGACAAATGTTGCTGCTGCTTTCACCAACACAGCATCTGCTGTAGACATCGCTCCTAACAATATTACCCCCAATGCTGACAACCAAACTATTGACGAGCGATTTCTTACTCTAAACAAGCAGCGAGGCGTTCAAATTGGCTGGAATGGTGAGCAAAAATTAAAGACCGACAACCGTTACGGTTATGAAACTGTTTACGGTGATCAAGTTGCTCAAGCAATGCGAACCTTGACCAACGAAATCGAAGTTGATCTTTTTTTAGAGGCTTCAAAAAACTCAAGCACCGCTCGTGATTGTTCTGGCGCGTCAACTCTTGATACCGATTACACTGACGCTGCTTTTGCTAGAAAAATGCTTGTTGATAATGGAACTCCAAATAACGGTGAGTTTCAGATGGTTGTTGACACTTTGGCTGGAGCAAACGTCCGAAGCAACCCTACGCAAGCAAACGTAAACCAAGCAGGAACTGACAGTATTGCTCGAAGCGGCATCTTGTTGCCAATGAGTGGTATTAACATTCGTGAATCTGCGGCTGTTGCTAGTCATGTAAAGGGAACTTCAACCACCGCGACTACAAACAACACAGGTTATGCAGTAGGCGAGACTGTAATAACATTGAAATCTTCGGGTAGTGGCACACTAAAAGCAGGTGATTTTATTACCTTTGCGGACGATCCTAATGTTTATGGTGTTGTTGAAGATATTGGTGCTGTAAGTGGTGCTACTTTGAAGATTGCAGAACCTGGATTAAAACAGGCTCTTCCAGCTTCTGAAAAGGCAATTACCGTTAAGGCCACTCATACGCCAGCCGTTGCTTTTCATCGAGCTGCATTAGAGCTTGCTATTCGCCCACCAGCAGCAGCAGCATCTGATATGGCTACTGATCGCTTAACGGTAGTTGATCCTTTCAGCGGCTTGCCTTTTGAAATCTCCGTTTATCCTCAATATCGTCAAACTTTTGTTGAAGTGGCGTGTGTTTGGGGTGTCAAAGCGTGGAAGCCTGAATTCATCTCTACTATCATGGGCTAGGTGTTGTTTGGGCGTACTTTGTGCGCCCATTCAATGAATTTCCTTAACAGGTTACACGGCAGTATGGTTAAACCCTTTTCCATCGTGTAGCCTGTTTTTTTTAGGCCAGTAGAAATGACTTTAGTAATTGAAGATGGTACGGGGAAAACAAACTCAGATAGCTACGTCACTGTTGCTGAATATAATGCGTTTTTAGACGCACGATATGTAGGCAGAGCCGCAATCTCTGAAACTCAAGCAGAAGCCTATATTCTTAGAGCTACTGACTACTTTGAGAATCAAATGTTTGTTGGTTATGTGGTTGACGATGACCAAGCAATGCAATGGCCGCGACACAACGTGGTAATTGATGGTTTTGGCATTGATAGCGATGAGATCCCAAAAGAAGTTAAAAAATCAATTTATGAGATAGCTTATAGTTTTGAACAAGGCTATGGAATTAATGATCCTGTTTCACGTGAAACACAAAGCGAAAAAATTGGCGAAATAACCATTACCTACAAAAACGGCAGTGCTTCCAAAGTATTGCTCCCAGCGGCCACACAAGCTCTCAGGAAGATCGTTAAATCTAGCAATAGGATTGTTAGGGTATGAGCTATAACTACGCTGGTGTTAAGTCTACGGCTGATACACTTATTAAAAAGTTTGGTCAATCGGTTACATTCTATAAAGTAGCTAGGGGGGCGTATAATCCAGCCTCTGGTTACTCTGCTCATACGGCAGAGTCTTATTCTGCTACTATTGTTTTATTTAAGCAGCCAAAAGAAGAGTTTTCTGAGCAAGCAGTTCAGGGAAAGTTAGTTAAGGCTATAGCCTCATCAGCAACTGAGCCAAAAATTGGGCATACAGTCGATGTTAATTCTGAAAAATACAGGGTTCTAAAAGTTGAACCGTTACAACCAGCAGCAACGGTAATTTATTATGAGCTTCAGCTCGCAAGTTAAAAAAGGCGCTGACAACTACATTATTGATGCGATGAAAATCGTATCTAACACCTTTGATGGAACTTCAAAAAAGATTGTTCGTGATACTGCTGTTCTGACAGGGAAGCTAAGGAATAATTGGACTGCATCTTTTATAAGCCCAGCTACCTCAGTAGATCGACCTAGCGATGGTTATTTAGGCAGCGGAAAGGGTGTTGATAGTTTGACCTCGATTGATGAAGTGGTAAAAAACATTAATCCTGAAAAAGTTGGACAAACTATTAATTTAACCAATTGTCAGCCCTATGCTGTTAAGATGGAAATAGGGGGGTATGATTCTGCACCCAAGGGTTTTTTGATTACAAATGTCAACAGTGCTGGGAAAACGTACAAATGAGCGGGACAGTTGATTACGGTTTAATTACTGATCAGGTAAACGATGGCGTTTACTCAACAGGTGATATTCCATCTAGGACTGACAGAGTATTTAGAGATATTCGCTTGTGCTTTGAGACTAGACTTAGCGGTTTGAGTACAGATTTTTCTAATATTATTTATGAAAATACAGAGTTTGATTTAACAACTTTGGATAAAGATGAAAATGGTGTTTCTTGGATTAGAGGTACTTTACTGCCATCCGAAACGGTAAGCGCAGCAATTGGTACATCTGGTTCTGATTTACACTCTGGATTATTTAGGATAGATTATTTCAATGAAGTTGGTGTTGGTGGCTACGAGGTAGACATGGACATCATTGCTAATGCTTTTGTTAAAGGCGATACCTTGATTGCTGGAACAACAGAAGTGAGAATTAAGAACGTATCACTTGGCGTAGGGCGCAGAGATGGTGCATTTTTTGCTAGAAATATTGATATTGAATATTTCGCCTACACCGCAGCGAGGACTTAAAAATGGCTATTGCAACAGGCTTTGAGACACAGCTTTCTTTTGTCGAAGAGGTAACGTACAAAACAGCGCCTACAGGTGCTTATCAAGAGTTAAATCAAAAAAGCAGTTCACTTGCACTTGCGTTTGAAAATGTAAGCGTGGATCGCATACGAGGCGACAGGAACGCTGAAGATATATTAAAAGGAACAAAATCGGTTTCAGGTGACATCACTTGCGATCTTTCTCCAGATCCAGCGCATAATGAGTTAATAGCTGCGGTATTTGGCGACTCTGACGATGTAAGTGAGAGTTCCCCTTCAACTTATACAATAGGAAGCACTCAACGACATTTTACTTTTGTTAATGAAGTTATGTCGGGTAGATTTCATGAGTTCGTAGGCTGTCAGATCAACGCTTTTAGCCTTTCTGTAGGGACTAGTGGAACAATTGAGACTAGTTTTACCCTTATGGGCGCTAACATGACTGAGGAAACAACTCATGTTGGGAGTTCAGTTACAGCCGTAAGCGCGGCAGAGAAAATCCCTTTCCAGGCATCTGACGCTGAAGTTACGTTTAACGGTTCACCAAGCGCAGTCTGTACTGAGTTTTCTCTTTCAGTAGATAATGGTATGTCAGCAATGTATGTAATTGGCGATGATACGCCTATTGAGGGTCACTTAGGAAAGTCTGCGGTAACGGGAAGTATGACTGTTTTATTTGAATCTAATGCTGAGTACACTCGTTTTGTTCAAAACCAGAAAACAGCTATCATTTTAAAGATTGGCTCTGGTACAACTGGTATTAGCTTTGAAATGCCCGCTTGTGCATTGACTGCTGGTACTGTGGAGATTGCATCTGACGGTGCTGTTACTGCAAGCATAGAGTACACGGCTCTTTATAACTCAGGAATCAGTAGCTCTATTCGATTTGATAACGACCTTTCATAATCGCCCCACTGGGTGGGGCTTAACAAATCCTTGGGGGATTTATGAAGCTAAACAACCTTTACACAACCGACTTACACGCTGAAGGCGCTGAATGCGAAATACTCGATGATCAGGGTAAAAAAACAGGTCTTTTTATTACGGTCATGGGTGTTGATTCTCAAGTTTTTAGAGATCACGCAAAGAAGCAGCAAAAAGCATATATCGAAGCATTAAGATCAAAGAAGGAAAAAGATTTTGATGATGAAAATATGTCAATTGATGGTATGGTTGCAGCTACGATAAGCTGGAGGGGAACTGAAGAGAAATTCACCCCTGAATTGTGTAGAGAGCTTTATACAAAAGCGCCTTATGTTAAAGATCAAGTTGACCAATTTATAGCTGAAAGAGCAAATTTTACCAAAGCCAAGCCGAAGAAATCGTAAGGTTTGGCAAGTGGATTTTTCATGCCAACGGGAAAATGAAAGGTAGTAATTCTACTAGGCTTGAAAATTGGGAGGCCGCTGAGAGAATTAGCGGCATAGCCCCACAACAATTAATTTCTCAGCCAGATTTAAGCGGTCATTTACTTCCAACATGGGATGCTTTTTGTAAAATATCAAAAGGTGTTGAGTCTATTTCTTTAAAAGATATTCAGGCTTATTGTGAATTATTTAATGATCGTTTAGAAGGCTGGCAAATTAATGCCATACTAGACCTAGACGCAGCAAGGTTGACAGAATGGCAGACACAATTGCAAAACTAATATTTCAGGCTGACACCAAAGAGCTTGAAAAAGCCGACAAACTTTTAAAAAACATCACTAAGTCAGCAAGGGGCGCAGAGAACGCTGCAAAAAAGAAAACTGACACTGATAAAAAATCCAGTAAGGCAACACAAGACAACACTAAAAAAACAAACCAAAACACTAAAGCAAAACAAAACAATAAAAAAGCATCTGATAGCTCATCTAAAGGTAACGATAAGCTAGCAAATTCTTTTAGAAATGCTTCTAACGCCTCTGCAACACTTTTAGGCCCACTTAATGGCGTATCTGGTCGATTGTCATTTGTTGCTACAGGCTTGTCTAGGGTTGGTGTTGTTGGCTTAGCTTTTGGCGCAACAATGGCTGGGCTTGGCATTGCAGCGCAGCGATCTGTTGCTGCTTTTGCCGAAATGGAATCTCAAGTTTTAAAAATAGAAGCGGTATTAAGAGCAACCGACAATCAAGTTGGCATGACATCTCAATCAATTCAAGATTTTGCAAGAGAGTTAGGTGTAGCAACTTTAGGATCTGGAGCTGAATTTAGAGAAGCTGCCGCAGTATTGCTGACTTATGGAAATATAACAGAAGATGTTTTCAAAAGGGCAATGGTTGCTGCTGGAGATATGTCGGCAGTTGTTGGCGGAAGCGCGTCTGCGAATGTTCAAAAACTTGGCAGACTTTTGGAAGATCCTGTTAATAATTTAACCGCTTTGAGAAGGGCTGGCGTTCAATTTTCTGCTCAAGAGCGCGATTTGATTGATACTTTAAAACTTGCAAACAAAGAGTTTGAAATCCAAGACCTTATTTTAGATAAGGTTGAGAAAAAACTAGGTGGGGCTGGAGCGGCAGCGGGTACAGGAGTTGCTGGTGCTTATGATGGTCTTGGCGAGTCAATGGATCATCTTTTAGAAACTTTTGCAGAGGCAGCAAGAACAAGTGGTGCGGCAACTCAATGGGCTGTTGGTTGGACAGGCGTTTTTGATAACTTAACAGCGGCTCTTAAAAAGTTTGAAGAAGGGACAAGGACAAGTGGAGAGCAGTATTCAAAAAACTTTATGAAAAATTTTCTTGCAAGTTTTGGTAGCTCTTCTCCAATCCAGCAAGAAATTGATAATATTATTTTTGGAGCACAACCCTCCAAACCAAAAAAAGCACCCGATACATCTTTTGATATTAGTCGAATACCAGAACCGTACGCTATCGGTGAAGGTGGTGATGGTGGAAGTAGTGGTGAGGCAAGAGTGGCGCAAGAAGACCTTGTAAGCACTAGGCTTCTTGAAATTGAATTAAAAAGGTCTACAGCATCATTATTAATCAAGCAGGGGGAAATGGAAGCCGCTTCAATACTAACCTTGCAAGCTGCAAAGCAAGAAAATCAACTGCAAATGGAAAGACTGAACGCAGAAGATGGTGCTATTAGGGAGCATAATGAAATAAAAAGGCAGTTAGCGGATCAGTTAGCACAAGAAAATCATGAAAAAGTATTAGATGAAATTTATTTTTTCGAGTCGAATGAAAGAATAAAAACAGAGTTGCTGCAAGCAGCAGAGCTTGAGCGAAGTGAATTTATGTCAGAGGCTCGAATGCTAGAGCTTGAAGCATTGCTTGCACAAGCCGACCTGGAGTATGAAGCCAAACTTAATAAGTATGGACTTAGTGAGGAGGCTCTTGAGTTGCATGAGGCAAATAAAGACGCAATAGTCACTAAGTATTTAAAAGAAACTGAAGACGCTACAAAAAAATCAGACAAAATTATGCTAGATGGTAAGAAGAGAGCTTTGGGCGCAGCTTTAAATTTGTTATCTGGATTTGCAGGTAAAAATGCTGCGCTGCAAAAAGCATTAATAGTAGTACAAACAGGTGTGGCACTAGCTAACAATGCTAGGGCTACTGCGGAAAACATGATTCTTGCAAGAACATCGCAGTTAAGCCTTCCTACTCCAGATGCTCCTGCAAGAGCAGCGGCAGCCATGACTACAGAAAAAATTATTGGTGGGATAAATGCTGCGGCAATAATCGCATCGGGAGCAGGTCAGATTTCTAGTGCTGGTGGCGGTGGTGGCGGTGGTGCTACAGCATCTTCAATAGCCTCTAGCGCACCAGTACAATTTGATACAGCAGACTCAGTGAGCGTCCAAGAGCCTTCTATCGTCAATGTAAGTGTAGATGGTACTATTGACCCTGAAGGCGCAAGGCGCATTATAGAGGCTATCAACGAAGCTACTGAAGATGGTTTAGAAATTAATGCAATGGTGGTTTGATGACTACGCTAGCCCTATTAGATAATGTTTTAGAGACTTATAGCTATACGATACTCAGTGAAACAAATTCTAAAGTAATTGACCATGAGTTTTATAATTGCCACGATGGCAGGTCTGATACTTCTTGGAAAGTTCTGGGTAATGGGGTTAATAGCAATACATTTATTGATTTTGGTCAAAATATAACGATAAGCGGTGCGGCTGTTAGCGGACATAATTTTAAATCTGGTCAGAAATTAAGGTTTACTTACAGTTTGGATAATATTACTTACACTAATCTTTTTGGCAATATGCAGCCAGAAACTTACAATTCAAAATCTGTTTTTGCAAAAACGACAATAGCTCCTGTAACCGCGAGATATATAAGGATAGTTGCAATTGCTTTTGACGCTGATACATTTATAAATAATTTATATATCGGTGAGTGGCTAGAAGGTTTTAATATAAGCACTCCATTCTCACCGAATTATTTTCAGAATTACGAGCAAAAAAACTTGCTAAACAATGATGGCAGACAGCTTCCAATCAACGTACAAAAAAAACCTATTAGAATGAAATTAAAATTAAATAATTTGCAGCAATCTGATTTAAGTGCTTCAACAAATATTGCGAATGAATCAAAAGGATTTATGGATTATGTCCAATATCATATAGAAAAAAGACCATTTTTCTTGATGTGGAAATCAGTTAGTGGTGCGAACAACACGAACGAAACGTATTTTTTTGTTTTAGATAAATCTTTGCCTACGCCAGAATTTGTAAAACCAACTTTATTGAGTTGGACTATTCCTGTAATTGGATACCAAAGCTAATGGCTTCACAAATACTATACAGTAACGTGTTGAGAGACTTTGATTATGAGATAATCGCTGGCAACACTGGTATACCTAACTTACCTGCTAACGCTGGTTTCGACAAATTACATGATGGTGCTGGTCACACTTTTTGCGACTTTAGTAGTCAGTCACAATTTCAGATTACGCTTGATTTCGGCACTACTATAAATGCCGATATGTTGGCTATTTATGGGCATGAGGGAGGTACTGTTTCAGTAGCAACTGCTACATCAATAAACTCCCCTCAGCAGCAGGGTTCACACTTTTTAAATGATGATGGAACTTGCACAGCTATAAATCTAGGTAGCACAGCATTTAGGTATTTTATAATTGCTTTTGTTAATGTTAAAACGATAGCAAATATGCACATCGGTAAAACGGTTCAAGTAGATATTGCTCCTAGCTTTGCTCCGCCTTATTTTCAAGTCTATGAGGACTCGATAAAAAGAATGCAGGGTGCAGCTTATACACAGCTACCAAAGCGAAAAACACCAAAAAAATTAAAAGTTAAATTGACCACAATGGATGAAACAAAATTAAATGCTGCGAGTGTTAATGCCACATCCGACCCGTTTTTTACTATAGGCTTGAAAATACAAAAGGATTCTTTTTTTCTGATTTGGGATGACAGCAATCTAAATGAAGTTTATTGGTGTACTGCTGACAAAACAATAAGCCAACCAAGATTAAAAGGTGCAGTTACGTTTGATTGGACAATACCGATAATAGGGTATGCAAGCTGATGATTTATACTCCTTATGATGATTTAAAATCGCTTTATCTTTGGTTAGATAGTAGTGATCTTTTTGACGGGGTAAAAAGTGCAAGAGCTATTACAGGAACTTGGTTTGATAAAAGCCCCAATAAATTTGTTTTTGTAAATGATGACACTAACACAGCTCCTGCTGGTGGTGATTTTGCTGGGGGTGATTCATTAAGTTTGTTGAGTGGATCGGCAATTGCTGCGGCAGGAAATGCAAGTTATGGCGGTATAAACAATTTTCCGAGCGAATTCCATATATTTATTGTAGGCCAGACAAGAACAAACGCTAATAGTCATGGCAGGTTTTTTCATGCAAGCTCACCAAGTGGCGATAGTTTTGATTTTAGCTTTGTAGATTTTACTAAAACAGATACCCCAAATTCAGGCGATGGTGTAATGTCTAATGCTTTTGAATTTAACTACAGTGGCAATCCAAGTTCTGTTGGCACTACTACCATCGCTCAATCAAACAACTCTCAATATCAAGGCTCGAAAGCATTGTTTGAGGTTTATAAAGATTCTACTGAAATAGGCACTTCTGTTAATGGTCAGTCCTACGAAACAACAAGCCAAAGTTTTACTTTGTCAAATTCTTACACAATTACACTCAATCAAGATTACGATGGGAATGCTGGCGAGGCTCGTATTGAACAATTTTTAATTTTCAATAGAAGGCTATCGGTTTTAGAATCACAAAAAGTTCAATCATATTTAGTAAATAAAATTTTTGGCAGCGGGCTTCTTTTGCCTAATAGTAACCCTTACAAGTTTAGCCAAGCTGTAAGTGAATCGAGATTTAACAACAGTAATTTAATCTCACCAAGAGAGCCTGTTTTATTTTGTGAGTTACATTTAGATCATTGTTTTAATAAATACGGAAGCACTAGCGGCTTTAGTAATTGCACTGCTGCTGGTGATGATAGTGATGCTTGTTTTAACACTATATCAACCTGTCAAGATAAAAATAATTATTCGCTTCAAAGAAAGAAATTTGTTTTCTGCCAAGAGTTGGGTGTAGGTTTAGAAGGTAGAGTTTCTGATGCACCTCAATGCTTGATCTCTGCAAAGCAAGCTCCTGTAGAAATCATGCCGACTAAAGGCGTTTCAGTTAGGGCAAACGTCACAATAAAGTTAAGAGACTTTGTTTCAAATGATAAAGGAATTGACCCTTATTTTTCATCAAGAAATTATATAGCGTCAAACAAAGGAACTTATTTTTCTAAGCTAATCGCAAGAAATCCTTTTTATACTGGCAGGACTGTTAAAATTTATTATGGCTATTTAGATTCTGATGGGTTCATTCAAAGCTATGACGGAAGGAAAGAATACATCATTGAATCAATGTCTTTAGATAAAGATGTTTGCACGATAAAAGCAAAAGACCCTTTATCACTTACTGATGCTTTGAAATCAGAAGCTCCTGTAAGTTATTCTCACGTTTTAATGGCTGATCTTTCACATGGTGTTAACCATCATGTAAAAATCGAAACTGCCACAGGCAATCAAATTACAGGCAGTGCTTTAAATAGTCGCTTTGGTTCAAATAATACTTATGGTTACATGAGGATTAATGAAGAAATAATTAAATACAGAGTTTCAACTTCAAGCTCTACAATTACCGATCATCACCTCGAATTGCTTTCTGGTTTCAGAGGTAATTGGGGGACTCTAGAAGCCGATCATGAGGCTGGTGATTCAGTTCAGGCGTGTTTAAGTTTTGGAGATTACCAAGACAGTGCAACTGGTGTAAGTTTGCGCGATGCTGCTCACAAACTGTTAACTCTTACTGATTATGCAGGTATTGATACATCAGTAATCAACAACACAGCGGGAGGTAACAATTCTTGGGTAGATGAAAATACGCAATGGCTTTCCAGTTACAACATAAACGCTATAATTTCTGAGCCTGAACAAGTTAGTTCAATACTGTCTCGTTTTGCAAAACAGCTAGGCGTAAACTTTTATTACGATGACACTTACAATCAAATAATAATGAGGACTGAGACACCTCAATTAAATGCAAATTTAATTCCTGAAGTTACTGACCAACATATTGTGCGAGATTCTTTTAAATTTATTGATTCCGCAAAGCAAAGAATCAGCAGAGTTTTTTATTACTACAATATGGTTAATCATGTAGAGGATCGTGATGATGCAAAAAACTACAAAAATCTGCAAGTAAGCGTTGATAGCGATGCTGAAACATCAAATGAATATGACCAAAAAGCGATAAAAACAATTTACGCAGATGGCGTTATTGAATCGGCCACTGCAAGTTCTATGTCTCAACGAATGTTATCGCGCTACAGAAGTCCGCCTAAGAGTGTAGTATTTTCTTTAGATGCTAGTTTCCAAACTATAAATGATGATGGTAGTTTGGCCTTGATGACTACAGGATGTCATTTTAATTTAACGACAAAAGATATTGTAGATTCATTTGGTGAGCCTATATCACTTAGAATGCAATGCACTAGCTTGCAGTTTGATTACATCAAACAAATTTACACAGTAAAGGCATTACAAATTGGTTCTGCCAACTACAATCCTTGTGTTTTAGCTGATGCAAATAATGCTTTAAGCTCAGATTCAGTTTTTGCTGAAAAATTCTACGCTGAATTTACCATTGTAGATGGTGGCGCTGGTTATAGTCTCAATGATTCTTTGTCGCTTACAGGGGGCAACGGCACTGGATTCACTGTTACGGTTACTGCTGTGAATTCTGGAGCAGCAACAGCTTTATCAGTAACTGAATACGGTACTGGATATGTAACATCGGATGTTATAGGTGATTCTGGCGGCTTATCAATTCGATTGACTTCAGTAAGTGCTAAAACTAGCATAGCCTCTGCGCCTGTTGCAGACCCATTTTTAATTATTTGAGGACATTATGGCTACTTGGAATACAATTCAAAACACAGAAATAGCAGTCGATGCTCCTGTTACAAGTCAATTGATGACAAAGGTTAGAGACAATTTAGATGCGGTAACAGAAGGCGCGAATGGTGCGCCTAAAATACAAACAGCAGCTTATCAAGCGAATTCAGTCGATGCGGCAGCTTTAAAAGATGCGGCAGTTGGTCAAGCACAATTAAAAACTAGCACAGCATCTGGTAGTATTGTTGTATCTGAAAGTGGAAGCTACTCACTTACTGGGGGAACTTACTCTTGGTGGACTGCTGGTGCTCAAGGAGCTGGTGACAGCCCTGACGATGGTGAGACAGGTTTTGGAAATGGAAATACAGCCGCTGGTGTAATTGGACTGCAAGAAGGATATTTCGGCCAAACTTGTACGTTCTATTTTGATGAGCGTTATATTCAGGCATCACCTCCATACGACATGGGAGACGGTGAAGTAGGTGTTTTTATTTACTTAATGATGAACGGTAACGAGCCTGAAGGCATAGTTGTAGCACCTGACCCAACTTGGGCTTATCATGGCGCAACTGACATTACACCTCAATACACAATAAATGGAAAAGGTTTTAGAGATGTGCTAATGATACCGCCAACGCGAGAAGAAAAGCGGGCTTTTTTAAATGGCGAAATTGAAGCTAGCCTACAAAGAAAAGAAATAACATTAGATTTTAAAAATTCAGATATGGAAGTTGCACCGCATCCGTGGTTTCATAATGACAACACAGGTAAAACGGTTGTTATGCTTGACCCTGTTTCGGATTTAAATCACAGGCTAAAAAGTATTTTGAATGAAGAAGGCGCAAAAGAAGTATTTTCCATGATAGAAGATGGCTATATCAAATTTGACAATGAAAGTAACAACAGAAAAACACCTAAGATAATTACACCAGTAAATTTTAGTCTTAAATAACTTCCTTAGGCTTTAACATGGCTACTAGAATACAACTAAGGCGCGGCACTACAGCGCAGCATTCTTCATTTACTGGCGCAGTGGGTGAGATAACTGTAGACACTGATAAAGATACCGTAGTGGTGCATGGTGATTCAAAGCAGGGTGGGTATCCTCTTGCCAAGGCCGAGGGATTATTTCTGTTTGACGCTGGCGGCAATATATCTGCTGCCGACCTAATCACTTATAAAGGTTATCGAATTGTCATTGATGGTGATTACGATATTACATTACCTGATGCAACTGCCAGCGAGGTAGGCTATACATGGGTGATTCACAACGCTCACAGTGGCGCTATAACGCTTGATAAGGGAACGGCAGACCAAACGGTAAAGCATCTCACAGGAAGCGCAGTGACGACTATCACAGTCAATAGCGGCACATCTGTTAATATTGCGTCAGGTGGTGTGGCTGAGTTAGTTTGCATATCGGCAGACAATTACATTATTTTTGGCAGCGGAATAAGCTAATGCACAGTGCTGGAGTTATAGCTTCTAGCTATCAACAAAATACTGTTGTTTTTTACGCAGAATTTTTATTAGGTAAATTCGGAACAACTGCATCGTGGGGTTATGACGGCTACCAAACTCTAACTGGTGGAATTGATGGCAGTGTTAACGAACCAACTTCTTGGAAGCCCGAAGGAATGCCGAATAGAGATGGAAATTTCATTTTTAAATTAGAATATGTAAATGGCAATATTTTGACTCAAGACCCATCAACAGAAATCCATTATGTTCATTTGCAAATTTATGCACCGAATCCTTCAGACCAAGTAGACAATAGTAATTGGTGGACTTCTTTTTCAGGCACTAGCCCTATTAAGGGTGGATTTAGTTTCAATAGAGCAGACGCTACATTTACCGATAATACATTTTATCAAGGAGGTAAAATCAGTATTTGGAAGTGGGATATTACAAGTTCTGAAATACCTTGGGGTGGTGGTTTAACGCAGGATGGTATATTTAATTGGATTGCGGATGATGACACGATAAACGATTTCTTATGGACTTAATATGACGTATCTTATAACAGAGCATGAAAGTCTAGCTGATGCTTTTAATTTTGGTGAATTGTCAAAAAAAGATGGTGAGACACTTGAGCAAGAGAAAGAAAGAAAATATGCAATCCAGCAAAAAATTGAAGAAGGCGCAAAAAATACTTTTGTAAGAACTGAACTTCCTGAGCACATGGACACATTAGAAAAGTTTCGATCTGTTGCAGAGTCACAAATGGAAATGCTAGGTTCAGCTAAAAGGGGAAGGTTAATTAGAATATCAGAAGGTGATAAATTAAGGGCTGTTTACAGCAATTGGATTTTTAGTGGTAAATTTTTCGGCATTCGATGGTCGTATAGATACAAAGAAAATAACAATTTTTTTTGGTTTAACGATGATGCATTCAAAACAGAAATTTATAGGTACATGAAAGACACATGTGGTTGTTTGGGATTTTCTATGGATTGCGAAGAAACCAGTTCTATTGTTAAGATAATGGTAGCTCATGCAGCCAGTGATGATAGGTATTTCTTACATTCTGAAATACCAATACCAGAATTAAATGGCTGGAAAACTTACAGATTTAAATTCAACGATATAATTTAGGAGAATAGAAATGGCAGAATTACAGGTAGGTCAAGCATTCACACCAAACCTTAGAGGCTCAACAGGGCAGGGTATCGTGCAAGTAACTCGCGGTAATAAAGATTTGACTTTGTGGGGTAGTGTTAACGGTACTGATTATGTGCTGATTGAAACCTTTACAGCAAGCTCTTTGAAAGAAGTAATTTTATGTTCTTTTTTTAAGATCAGTGGTAACGCAGCAGATATTGATGAAGCGGCTGGAACTAGCAGACTTTGGATTGATGAAACTAGAGGTGGGTAATGACTGATTATTACATTGCCAAAGATGGCGTAGATGCTGCTGGTCGAGGAACGGCTGAGTCTCCAGCGGCTACACTTTCTTACGTTATGGACACTCTTGGTGCTAGGCATAGCCTAGGTGATACCGTTTACTTTTTTGCAGGTACTTACACAACAGAAATTGAATTTTCTAACAATACTGATGCTATTTGTTACATGGTCTACGCAAACTTTGTCTCTTTGCAAAAAGCGCCAAACGAAACTGGTGAGGTTATATTTAAACCAAGCGCAGCAACATCTAGCCTTGGTGGTGATTACAAAAAAACATTGTTTGAGTGGTCAAGTTTTAACGCCTTGCAATCTGATTTTATTGCTTTGAAAGGCATTACCATTACTTACACTGAATCTCAAGCTCAAACAAATTATGAGCCTTTAATTTTTGAGCAATCAGGTAGTGATGCAGTAGGGCGTATTATTTTAGAGGATAATGTTTTTGATTGGGATTTTCCTGACTCAGACGAGCTTACTTTTACTAACTTGTATGGATTAAATTTTATAAGCCCTGCAAAAGAAATTCTTTTGGCAAATAACACTTTCTACCATAAAAATAAAAACATTATTAGAGTCAGAACATCGAAAGGTCTTATAAAAATTAAAGGTAATAAATTTATTACTGATTTTGCTCCTGCATCTGCTGGCGCTTCAGAAGATGAAGATGCTATTGGTAAAGTTTTTATAGATAATGCTGGCCTTTCAAACCCAGACGGTTTGCTTGAATTTGTTGATAATGATGTTTCTTATACTCATGGAGATTATATTGCAGCAGCAAACACTAATTACAATTTTTTGTACATTCATTATTTTCCTAATTTTAAAGTTTTAAATAATAATTTTTCAATTAAGCAGCATGACGATGTCAACAATGAAGGCTGTAGGTGGAATGCTATTTTTGTACGGCAGTCAATTTTGCAAGACATTGGGATAATTAGCGGTAATTCCTTTCATCTTCAAACTAAAAGATCATGTGCAATAAATGTAAGTGCAAGTTCAAGTCTTTTGCAACCAACACTAGAAACTCTTATTGAAAATAATAACTTCAATGCTGATGATGAAGGTTCATCAACTGGTGATAGTAGATTTATACAAGCAGATTACAGCTTATTAAATATCAGGAATAATGTTTTTAATAACGGTATTACTGGAATGAGATTGTACGGTACTCCAGCAGGAACTCTAATTAACAATAATAGATTTTTGAATATTAGGGATAACTCTCAAAACTCATCAATCTGTATTTACCTTGCTAATTCTCCACATGCTCAGATTGAAAACAATGAATTTGTTTTTAGTGGAGCAACCGCAGAGGGAAGTACGGCTGTGAAAACTAGTAGGGTTGACACTAGAAGTTCTTACGGTCTTATTATTCAAAACAATAACTTTGTTATTAGCGATTTATTATTTACAAACAAAACACAGATGTTTAATTTAAGTATTGGCACAGGGGTTCAAAAAGAATCTGGTGATGATGATGCTGGAAGGTCGTCATGGATTAGGGATAATGTTTATAGCAATGCTGACTTGATAAACAATGTAGGCATTTTTGCAAATGTTGCATATGAGTCAGACCCAACCGTAACTGCTGCGGATTGGAAAACTAATTTTGAGCCAAGTGCTAATTATAATCCAAGTTTCCTAACAAAATCTTTAATAAAACCAGCAATGAAATCGTACAATACTCATAGGATGATTGGCTATAGAAAAGATTTTCAAAGATTAAATTTCCCAAGTGAAGAAATATTGTTAAACGGATATTTTCGATCTTCTACAAGAAATGTGCAAAAACTTTTTGACGGTAGCATTGAAAATTGGGTATCTGGATCAAATTCAACTTTGAGCTATGATGCGACAAATGAAGGGCTAAAAATTACAAATACAACGGCTTACGGAAAGGCTTACCAAAATGTACAGCTTGTTGAGGGCGGCAGATATAGATTAAGAGCAGTTTTGGAGGATTCTCAACCTAGCAATGCAAGAATTTTTGTTGGATCATCGGCTGGTAGTGATGATATGTACGGCAGCTTGGGATTCTTTGCAAAGGGTTTAATAGATATTGAGTTTAAAGCAACTCAAGCAAATGCTTATGTAATTTTAATTACTAACCACTTTAGCTCTGACGCTTTTACAACATGGTCTTACGTTTCACTTCGCAGGATTGGCTAATGAAATATCTCTCTGAAGTTACAAGGGCTAACTGGTCTGATGAGGATTTTCGAGCACTCTATGCAGCGAGTGAATCGCGCATAATGCAGAATGCTACTGCCAAGCCAAACATACCTCAGATTTATCGGGCGTTCTATCGGCAGCTCTTTGATGTGAATGCACCTGATAGCGTGTCTGTAGATTGCCGCTTCTGGGTTAAAGAAAATTCTGGTGGCGTTATATCAACCATTGGGATAATGGCTTACAGGCGCATACAGGGCGTTCTGGTGCTAGTTGGCTTTCTTGTAGATGACGACAGCCAAGGCTCACAGGATTGGTCATTTCCCGACCTAATTGCAATGGATGGCGGTGAGGGGCTGCTGGCGATGTCGGCAGGGTTATGTAATGCAAATGAAGCTGGTATCATGGTGACTAACGGTTCGGAAATTGAGCAGTCTTATAACTTGGCAGAAAATCCAGCCATTATAAGGAGTTTCCCTGAATCCTCAGAGTATGACGAGGATGGCAACGAGATTGAATCAACTAGAACAATATATGTAATGGTATAGGAAAAGTTATGTGGAAGCGTTTAGTCACGAAACACTCGCAGGAATCGGCATTGGGGTATTCATTGTTCTCCAATTACTCTCTCAGCTTTTGGAAAAGGTTACTGAAAGTCGCTCAAATAACCGTTCTTACAATGACTGCATTACTGCTGATGAATTCCACGAACTCAGAAGAAAGCTCGAAAGCCACATCAGAAGCTGTGCAATTAACGAAGAAATAGACCGAAGAGTTCGCCAACAAACGAGGAAATAAAGATGGAAAAAATTACAGGTTGGAAAACAATTATTGTGGCAGTTATTGGTTTGGTGGCTGCAATCGCTGGTGCTTTTGGCTACGGTATACCAATGGAGCAGCAAGCTGCTTTAAGTACAGGCATCATGTCAATTATCATGCTAGGTATGCGATTCGTGACAAAAACACCAGTGTTAAAAGATTCGTAAAAAATCGAATTTAAATTAGTGAAAAAACCAATTCGTAACTGGAGTCATATCCATGCAGAAATCGACCGCATTAAAGCTGACCCGCAACTTGCTGCCAATAGGACTATTCATAGTTCTAATGTTTTTGATCTCGAACGTAAAAGCACAAGAAAGTCAAAAGCTAGTCTTTACATACACAGCACCGACAACGCGAATAGACGGGACAGCACTACCAGCAAGTGAGATTGCAGGTTATGAGTTGAGCGGTGGCGGGTTGTTTGCCGAAATATCTAAAGATGTTATTGAGTACGAGGCATTAGACTACACACTACCAAGGGAAGGCGCTTGTTTTTCGTTAATCACGAAGGACATATCGGGTAATCGAAGCGAGCCAGCTACGGCTTGTATNNAGAAAAAAAGCAAGAAAAAAACAATGCTTGCGCTTTTATTTGTGCCTTGCTTTTCATTCGCTGGTGAAACTTATATTCACGTTTCAGGTTCGCTCGGTTCGGTTATAGGCGGCAAGGGTAGTCCTAACGATGGTAATTTACCTTTTTGGGGTGCTGCTGGTTTAACGTGGGAAGCTGATGACAGTTTTGAAATGAAGTTTGAAGCCTTTCATTGAAGCAACGCTGACAAAGATGGTGTTGAAGCTAAAGGCTCAGAATACGAACTAAACGGATTGCGTGTTGGAGTCGAATACAAATTTAAAATTGGTGGGTAATGGCTACAAAAAAAGACCCAAGAATAGCAAGGGCTGGAGTATCTGGTGTTAACAAACCTAAACGCACTCCTGGTCATGCAAAAAAATCTCACATTTTTGTCGCTAAAGAGGGCGATAAGATAAAAACTATTCGCTATG